AAGCATCTTTTGTTCCTCCAAGTACTAAAGAGTCCCCTGTCGCAGCGTCGATATCTGGAGTCACTAGCACGGGAGAAGTATTAAAAACTGCAAGGCCTGTACCTGTCTCATCCGTTAAAGCGGTAGATAAATCTGACGACGAGAAAGACCCAAGAACCGTTGCAAGTCCTGTAGAAGTTACCGCCCCTGTCAGGTTTCCTGCAGAAGGAAAATCCCACGAAGGAGCTAGAGTCGTTCCGTTTGATTTTAAAAATTGTCCAGCAGTACCGTTTGCTAAACGTGTACCTGTACCTGAAGCACCACCATAGATTAAATCTCCTCCAGTAGTCATAGGAGAAAGAGCATCAAAGGCCGTAGTTTTTGTAGAAGCTCCTGTACCTCCGTTAGCTATAGGAAGAACTCCTGTTACATCTGTAGTTAGATCTAAAGCAGAAGCTGATAAAAGACCTGATACGGCCTTTACTACTCCTGAGAGTGATCCGACTGTAGCAGTTCCATCTACATCAAGATCGTCAATACCTGAAAGATCTCCAGTGTCCGATAAAATACCTACAGAGTTTTGAACTAATTTTCCTGTAGTACTATCGAATCTTGCTAAAGCATTGTCTGTAGCACTTGCAGGACCAACTACAAATGTAGATGTATCAGGACTTGCAGATAATTCCACCCAATCATTGTTTGCTAAATCTGTAGCGAATGTACCAGATGTATGCGCAGTTAAAGCATAATAAATTTTATTAGATTCGATTACCGTATCACCAATTACGTATGCCTTGGCAGTTTCCCACAATGCAAGATTTCCTGCACCTCCACCACCTCCTGAAAGTTCTGTCCAGTCACCGTTAGTTATACCACCTATAAGAGTGTAATGTTTTCCATCTGCTACAACGTAAACTAACATTCCTTCCCATCTTCTTAAAGATGATAGAGCATCTCTAGCTGTAACGTCTGCGACACTCATTCTATCTTCGATAGGAAGTGCAGCGTTCATTGTAAAGTTAGAAGAAAGCGGAATACCTGCAAAGGTTTCGAAAGTTACCAAGAGTAAAAGTAATAACAATTTTTTCATATATGCCTCGTATTATCGTTTGAATGTAAAGTTTGTTGATCCAGCTACTACAGGGTTTTCAAATTCATAAATGAAATATGATACCGCGCTTGCATCTAGACCTGTAATGTTCTCAGTTCTTTTAGTCCATGATGAGAAAGTTTCAAATCCGTTTTCATCTAGAATAGAAACTAAGTCACCGTATGATGCTGGATAAGCGAAATAATAAACATCACCATCTAGTGTAGTAAAAGTTGTGTTATAGTTAGCGTTTGAATTAATTACAAGTTTTGTCATAGCTGCAACTTGAGCAGCAGTCCTAGAAGGTGCTCCGTTACCTTTATAATAAGGATAGACAAAAGAGTACGTTACGTTTGACGTAACTGTAGTTGGTCCACCACCACCTGCTGCATCTGTAACAGCAACTGTAAAAGTTGTAGTATCTGTAAATGGTCCTGCAAATATAGTGCTTGATGTACCTGATCCTGTTTGTACAGGAGGGGCCATATCTTCGATTGTTGTTGCACCTTGAGTGAATAAAATTCTAGCAATATCATTTGCTCTCTTGGTAACGTTAACACTTAAAGTGACGTTTGATACCGATGTACCTTTTTCTCTTAAACTATTTGATGATCCTGTAAAAGATGCTATTAATGGACCAAGATAAGTGAAGTCTAGAATTTTTTCTAAAGTATCTCTAAGACCTACGCTTGACCAAGCTCCAAAACGTGAAGAGAAACCTGTAAGTACAAAATCATCCCATTCAACGTCACCGTCTAGACTTGAAGCTTTTACTAAAGCTGCTCCAGTATCTCCACCCGCTGGAATTAAACCCGGATTATTAGTAGCAATACCAAGTTTAAAACCTGTACCTGTTTCGTTAATAATGATAGGAGCACCTGGATTAGTTGCAAGCCCAGGAGGTAAAGTAGTATCAAAATTATCGTCAAGTTCATGAACCTTTAAAGATCTTCCTACTAAATAGGCAAGACGTTGAACTGCACCAACGATCCAGTCCAGTGCCATTTCAAAAGTTTTTAAATCAAACGAAGATTTGTTATTGAACTGATAAGGTTGTGTAGGTTCATCATTTGCTTCAAGAAGAATGATTGTATAACCTGTGAGTAAGTCTCCAGCAGCAAGTGTTACAGATCCTCCACCCAAGATAGGATTAAATGTAACGCTTGAAAAAAGTCCACTGTCTCCGCGAACTCGATACTCTTCTTCATCGTCATCATTGAGTATTACTACCATCAATTGTTCGAGTGCTTCGATTTTAAAATCGAAGGTATAGGTGTCCAGATTTCCTGCACCTACGTAAGACTGTTTTGGAGCGTATGTTTTTCTTGCCATAATGAAATCCTTACATCGACATTTATTCTTGTCAATTTTTAGTTATTAACTTGTCTTTTTAAATACTCTTTTACTTCTCTAACTGTTTTAAATTTTTCAAGATCAGGTATTCCAGCTTCATCACCAAGGATATCACTCAACTTCACATTGTCTTTTGAGTTGTATATAGAAATGTAGTTGTCTAAACCAAACTTGTGTGCTCCTAAAAGAGTAGATGTATCTACAGGAACTTCAGAGGCCAGAAGTCCACGAGTGTTGTCTTGTATTTGCCAGTTCATAGCTTTTTCTTGTTGAGCTGGATCTTTAGCGACACGACCGTTTTCTGTAAGTCCCATATCAGGATTTAAAGTAGCAATCTCGTTCCAACGTTCTTCAGTAAATTGATAGATCCCAGCAGCTCCAGTAAAGTTATCTACCTTAGTCCAGTCTCCACCAGATAAAATATTTTTAATATCTTCCTTGGCATTTTCAGGAATTAAATCTTTTACAGGTTCATCAAATTGCGGAAGAGTTTTTTTATACTCTATTAAATCATTAATGAATGGTTGAGCATCCGGTTCGTCTTTGAACATTTTAGCAAATGCAGAAATTTCTTTGTTAAGATCTCTTATGTTTTCTTCAAGGATCTTTCCACCTTTTCTCATCTCTTTGCTGTCCATAGCTTCGTAAGCTTTCCACGCTCCGTTAGTTGGTGCTCCACCCACGATATATCCAGCAGTCGTTAAAAGGGCCTTACGTTGTGGTTTAGATAGTGTTGGAGTGACACCTTTCTTTTTCATCCCTAAAGCTTTACGAGCTTCAGCGCGTGCCATTTGAAGAAGTTCTTTAAGAGCGATAATACCCATTGCTGTATCTGATAAAACTCCCATGATAGGTGTTGAAACACTTCTGTAATCAGATCGTACTTCCTGTCCAACAGCATATTTAACAGCGTCTACACCGGGAATATCTTCTAGTAATGCACTAACAGGAGCAGTCGCAAAATCCCATGCTTTATCAAGAGCAAAGTCAGAAGCAGACTCAAAGTCTTTTACTTTCTTTAATTCTTCTTCCCAATCGTCACCTTTGCCGCGAATTGTATTTAACAGTCCTTGAGCAACACCTGCCATAGTCATAATCATTATAGTATTTGCAGCAGCTTTACCGTATTGTCCACGTTTAAAGTTACCTCTGATTCTGTTAATTTGAGCAATGGAAGTATTTAATCGTGATCTTCTATCTGTAAAATATCTTGCAAAAATTGATACAATTTTATTCTTTTCAAATGCTGTTTTGTCTTCTGGTGAACTTGCAGTTAAAGATAAGTCTATAGCTTGTTGAACAACAGCCTGAAGTGTTTTATCACGTTCAGCTTCAGTCATAGCGTCTACTCTTTCTTTAGAATAACCTTCAATGTCACCATTTAAAAATTGCTCAGAGATTGCACCTGTTGCGATTGACTTGATAAAATTATCTGTCTCACGTACAAGAGAGAATGAAGCATTGATTGCTTGTTTTTGTAGATCTCTTATCTTGGCAATTGATTGTCCTGAAGTGTTTAACCACTTTTTTAAAAATGCTCCATCTGAAACAATTAAACCATCGTACGAATCTTTAATCATGGTATTATCAATACCGTCTTTTTCTAATTTGATATCTGGATTGATATCTGACATTTGTTTTACGTAACCACTAAAGTTAGTAATGTTACTTAAAACTTTTCCAACTTGAGCAGCTAGATATAGAGGAGTTTTCGGTCCCATTCTAACTACCAAGTTAGCTAGAGAAGTAGGCTGGATTGCAGCAGATCCTAAGTTTAATCCAATAGTTTTTACAGCGTGTAGAGAATGAAGTTTACTAATTACTCCATTGAATAGAGCGTTTTGCTCTTGAAATAAAGTAGACTCTCTTTCGCTTGTTTTACTGATCGAATCTTTAACACTATTTAAAAAAGATGCAAATTCTTGTTGTCCTATAATCGCTTGCATATTTGCAGCGTTCTTAGGATTCTTTAATATTTTAAGAGCTTCGATTCCTGTCTCTCTAAAATGAATGTCATGTGCGAACTCATTAGAGAATTCAATGAAGTTAGTAAAGTTTAGATCAAGTGGACGATCTCCACCACTACGACTTTTTAATCGACCTTGCTGAGTCTGTTCAGCAGATCTTAGTTTTGCAAACTGTATCCCTTCATCTGATAATGTAGAATTTTCTTCAAGATCTGTTTGCATATCAGCAGCTCTCTGAGCAGCAGTCCTCATCATAGATTTTAAAGGATAGTATCCACCGGGTAAAACTTTTCCTCTGTGAATTATAGGAACACCTTTTACAGCTTCTGGAGATTGTCCAGTTGTTCTTTCATGAAGTGCAAAACTTCTCGCTTCAAAACGCTTCCATCTATCAACTAAAAATGCTTGAACAAAAGCTGCATCGTTTTCATCTAAATGAACGTCTAGAATTGATTGCATTTTTTCAGGAGTCATTTCAACACCATTAGAGTCTTTGAAATTTTTCATTCTTTCGCGACCGTCAGGATCTCCCATATACGCCTGAAGAACTAATAAATCAGTCTTGCGAATTGAAGCTTCACCATCAATACCAAGAGAAGAAATGTCTTTGAACTCAGGTACATCTATCCATTCATTTTGCATTTCCTTAAATTTATCCATTCCGTAGAATTTCTTTATAAGTTCTTTATCATTTTTAACAATGTCGAAAACTTCTAGTCTCTCATTTGTACGAGCATTTTTAAAAGGATTACCGAAAAGTTGATTGAAAAGACCGTTAGGTTTATCTTCATCTAACTTGCTGACTGTACTTTTAATACTTGCAAATGCTGAAATCAATGTACGAACACTTTTATAAAAAGTAGACATAACACTTAGATTTCTATCAGTTTCAACTTTAGTTTTATTCTCATCGTAATCGAAATGAGCTTTAGCAGCGATATCAATTTGATTTTCTATACGCTCTTGGGTTTGTAGTTCTACGCGAGCTTCAGCAGCTCCTAAAACTTTATTCTTATATTTAGCTTTTTTAAGTAACCACTCACCAGCCTCAGTAATTGCTTGGTACTGTTCTAAAGTTATATCTTTGTATGATTGTTGTACGTCATCTAAACGAGTAGGAATTACAGGTGTCCAATCTCCTAACTCTGCTTGAGACTTTACAAATTTTTGAAATGACAATTTTTCAGCAGCTCCACGAACTGCACCGTCAAGTCTATATACTGCCAAGAAATCATTTATTGCATCACTCATTCCAGCTTCTTTAAATGTTTGCTGAACTGAAGGAGTAGATATAGATTTCCAGAACTTCTCATACTTCTTAATTTTCATAAGAGCATTAATAGACTCTTTTCTAAACTCGTTATTTAGAGCAGCTTTGCCTTTGTTCTCAAAAGCTTGTTCATAACGCCCACCTAAGAAATCTTGTAGAGCAGCTTTCTGAGCTTTAGATTCTCCAACTTTAAATTTGTTAGGGATGATATTTTTAACAGTCATTTTATTGATTGTTTCTTTTGCTTCAAGATTTAAAGCTTCAACAGTCGGAGTAGGAGTAGCAATCTTAATGATACCGCGATTGTTAGTTTTATATTCTTTCGTGCGCATGTACTCAGCTTCTTTTAAATGAATACGAGTAAGGTTTGTGAAAGCTGCTTCACGTTTAGAAATCTTAGCAGGTTTAGTTGTCTGCTCAATTCTATTGCGAAGTTGTATTTCACGTTGAGCGCGAAGAGATTGCACTTCTTTACGCGATGGAGTTTCTGCAAGGATACGAAGTAACTCGTCACCTGACTCAACACCGTTAAGTGCAGCAGACTCATCTAAAGATAGTCCACCTTCTACAAATACTTTACGCTTCTCCATCTTCACTCTGTTATCTACATTGCCAAGATAAATTTCACGTTGAGCTTCGTCTAGTGAACGAGGATCGATGGCCATTGGAGAATAGCCTTTCTTCTTATGATCTACAGTAATAGCGTTTATAACTTTTCTATCGTTAAACTTTTCTAAGATTTTAAATTCTGTATCAAGTTTTTTAATATCGTAAGCAATGTCTTTCTCATTAACATCTCTGAAAATTCTGTTGTTGATTGTTTCAAACTCATCGTCTACTTCTTGCTTTATAGCATCTGCAACTGCAAGACGTGCATCAAGGTGAGCAGATCCGAAAGCTATAGCTTCGTCCTTGGTCATTACACCTGGCATCTCGTCAAACGTCTGTGATTCAATATATTCATTTCTACCTGCATACGGATTAGGATCTTCAGCAAGCTTTGAAAGTTCTTCTAATTTTGCTTGTAGCTCAGGAGTGATTACACCGTCTACACCAAGAGTAGCAAGGATCTCAGCTCGTTTAGTATCTGCTTGTTCTAAGCGATCTATAAAGCCTTTAGCGTTGCCTTTAGCTGTTAAAGCGTTTTCACCTTCAGGAGTGAGAGTCATGTAGTCTGCAAGGTCAGGGTAGACCATTACAGCCTCGATGAGATCTGCTTTATTAACTGGAACAGGAGTACCTAGTCGAATTGAAGTTTTTGTAAGCTCGCTATCAGGATCAATAAGTTTTCTAACTAAATCACCTTTCTCTTTGTTGTCAGCAAACATTCCTAAATCTTCTACACTGAAGAAAACATTTTCATCAATTCCCATCGAAGCGTTTACTTTTTTCATAAAGTAATTCATTTCAGTCGGAGCAACTTTATTCATCTTCGTATCTTTTACATCTTTAGCAAGAGCTTTCATGTTCTCAGCAGCAGTTACAACTTCTGTTCGCTTTTGTGATACTTGTTGAACTTCAGTGTATCTTTCTTTCAGTCCTTTATATCCTGCTGCTCCTGTAGCTCCAGATATTGCTCCACCTGCGAATCCACCAAGAGCTGCTGCTTTTCCAGCTTGTTTCCATGTTTGTAAATCAGTTAGAGACTCAGTTAAAGCATTTGTAAAACTTGCTTCAGTCTCATCCATCTTCCCAAACTTTTCACCAACAATTTGCAGGATTTCTTGTAAAGCTTCTTCTCCACCTTCAGCAGATACAGACTTTACAACTCCTCCGAGCACTTCCATCTTGGCCATTAAAGCAGGACTCTCAGTTAATAGCTTTGCTGCCAATTTAGGAGATGTGAATCTTTTTAAGAACGGATTTGCTTTTGCTAGAACTTTACCTGCGATACCACCTGCAACACCTGAAACAACTCCCACGCCTTGAGAAATCATTCTGCGTCTTTCTGGATCTACATTTAAGTCTTTACCTGTAGCATCCTTTGCAAACATTAAAGTATTGTTTATGCTGTCTCTAGTTTGCTTATAGGCATCGAGTCCTGAGACTACTGTAGACGCTACAATGAATCCTTTCCCAAAACCTGCTACAGCACCGGGAGCTGCGCCTACACCACCTGCTAAAGCTCCTAGACCTGCTCCACCTGCTGTGAATCCACCAAGGATACTAGCTGTCAAACCTGCGTTCTCTGTGTAAGCTCGTCCCATATCTACAATCGCACCTACACCTTCCGTGATAAATTTTTCAGTATCACTGATATCTGGAATAGCTGCATGAGATTGAGACATTGTTTCGATTTGAGCATTGATGCTTTTTAAAGCTTCCATGTCTCCTTCAGATAAACTTCCATCTACAAGTTCTTTACCTGCAAGTTCATTCGCATCTCTTTGAAGCACTGGAAGATCAATAGTAGCTTCTTTGTAGTATTTAAAACGTGATTCAAAAGTATTCAGCTTTGATACGTCTTCTTTTGCAAGTGAAGCATGTTGTTCGGATCTCTTTAAATAATTTTGAGTTTCAGGTTGTACCTGTGCAGGCATTCTCTCAAATGTTTCAGCACGAGGATCAAGTTCAGTTTTTAAACTTTTATATTGATCTGGTCCAACTTCAAATAAGTTTGCACGACTAATGTTAGTAGCAGCTTCTTCAGGAGAAGTTTGAGCTGCTGTCAGTACTGGACCTAATGATTTATCTTGAGAAACAATTTCAGGGACGATTTCGATTTCCATTACATGCCTGCTGTAGAAGAGTTAATCTGTTGAGTGCTTAACCAGTTTAGAAATTTCTTATCCTTAGAAGTAGGAAAAATTTGTCCATTTGTCATAGTGTCCCTATATTTCTTCTTAAAAGGTAAAAGTTCTTTATCGGTCATTCTAAGAGTATCTTTCTTGACAGGAGCTGTCGATGCAGGATCTTTAGGAGATGGAGCACCTACTACTTTTTTACGAGGTTCAGGATTAAAAACTCTTCCAGCAATTTCGTCAGCCGCAAATTTGTTGACAAAGTCTCTCGTTTCCTTCGGGTTCATTGGACCGTACTTTTCCATAGCATCTAGAAGCTTTGTACGTGAGTTTAAAATTACACGTTGCTCTTCACTGTCGTATCTACCGTAGTCGTTCTTCTCAATGAACTCACCTTTAAATAATTGCTCTTCTAACATTGCACCAATGCGTTTTACAGATGCAGACTCCTCGCCAGGTGTAACTGTCTTGGCCTTATTGTAAATGTTAGTGTACTTAGTTTTATCGGCTTTACTTAAACCTACAGTGTACTTACGAAATTGTTCAGGTGAAAGATCTTCTAGACGTATATCTGGATTATCACCAAAGACTATTGCTTGCAGTTCCATCTCAGCTTTTTCATCTGTAACTTTGGGAGCAATAACCATTTCTTCAATGGCCTTACGTCCTTTAGCATCTAGGTTACTGTAGCGAGCTTTAAATTCTGGATCAGCTTCAAGCTCTGCAAAACCGTTGAAAGGATTTTGAGAATTCATACGAGCTTCTACACTTTTTGCAAGTGATTCGTAGTTTTGAGTTTCTCTACGATTTTTCATGTTCTCTAAACGACGATCATCTGTATCTTTAATCTTCAACATCTCAGATCGTACTTCAGGATCTTTCTGACTGTTGATATACGACAATTGTTCAGACTCAGACTTTCCACGGATCTTTGCGATCTCGTCATATGCTGTTTGCTTTACTCCAGCAGCTTGAAGTCTATTATCTAATGTTGTTTTAGTTTTAGCATCCAGATAAGGTCTGTACCTTTCCATTGCTTGCTTAGCTTCTTCAGTGTACCCAGCAGCTTCCATTGAAGCGATAGACTGTCCTACACCTTCAGAAATTTCCTTAGCCGTTCTCATCTTGGCGATGTCAGTTAACTTAACTTTTACGATTTTACCGTCACCGTCTGTATACGTATGATCCCAAGATTTCGCATCGTCTGGAAGAACTTCTCCAGTACCTTTATCGATTGCACGTTGAGCTATCGTAGTTCTGATATCGTTGATACCTTTATCGAACTCCAAGTATGAACCGGGGTCATTCTTCTGAATGTAAGATGCTCTATTTGATAGATCAGTTTTTTTTAGTTTTACACTTGCTTCATATACGTTGTTTTTAAAAGTCTCTTGTTGAGCACCACGCTGTTTAAGAGCTGCAACTTGTTCGTCTTGAGCAGTCTTAGTAAGTGCTCCAGTCAAATGTCTTTTTACACGCTCATTAACATCTGGACGAGAATTTAAAATTGCATCATATTTTTCTTTAGCATCTTTATCGTATTGTACGTAAGCGTCTGTTGGATCACCTTCGTAGTTTTTTAATTCACTAAGTTTTTGATCGTTCCATGTTTTATATTCGATCTCAGCTTGCTGAGAAAGAGATGCAATTTCTTGATCTTCAAACTTTTGATAAATATCTAAACCTTTCTCAGCAACACTTGTAACTGCGTTTGTTCTATTTAAAATGTCTGAAGCATTATCCTGAACACGTAAATTAATACGATCATTAGCAGGTAACGATTCGCTTGGAGTAACTCTTTTTAGTGTTGGTATTTCTACTGCCATTATTTACCCCTTTCGTATCCTGTAAGACCTGTCTTTGCAGCACCTGCGACAGAGTTAAACATTGTAGTAGCTGCTTTCATATTTGCATCTGCACGTTGAAGTGCTCCAGTATTTCTAAAGTCGTTAGCTTGTGATATATAACCAAGAGCTTTTTCTTGAGAGGCTTTCTCTATCTCCATAAGGTTCATCATGCCTGTAAACTTTGCTTCTTCTTTTTTAGCTGAAGCTGTACCGTATGAAGTATCTACATCTTGAGCAGCTTGAATAAGCTGTTGTTCTGCAAGTACATCGTCAATCACACCTTGGTAACGTGCCTGCTGAGTTTGTCCTTCAGCTAAAGCATCGTAAGCATCAAGCTCTGCGAACTCAGCGTTCTGATCTGCGATTTCTTGATTTAATTTTGCCGTTGCTTTAATGTTCTGTGAAGCGAAATATCCACCTGCTAATTCAAGTGCTGCTACTCCACCGTACAATGCTAATTGTGCTGCCATTTATCTATCACTCCTTTTTAAAATTTCCAAATCAAGTATGATTGAAAGTATTTCAAAATGTAATGGATCTACTTGTCTCATTGCAACTTTACCTTGAGTATTCCACGATCCACCTAAAGTTTTTTCAATCCTTCTAGATTGACCGGGTTTAGCACGATTTGCAATAATATCAGATCCGTCTGGTACTAAATTTGTATCAAGACTTTCCATTCCTTTAACACTTGTACCTTCTTCATCATTGGTAAGTGCTTCTGGAAACATGTTAGCTATGAATAAACCTTTAGTATCAGAAATTCTAATATAAACTTTATTAGGTGTCATTGACTCAATAACTGTAGGAGATTGTTCGACTGTACTTACATTTAGAGTTTGAACATCTGCACATATTGGACGACCTACAACCGTAATGGCCGAACGTATAGGTAACTCTAATTCTCCTCCGATAACTGACAACTGACTTATATCGTCTTCTTCGTTATCATTGTACGGAGAACTTACTACACCACCGTCACACATTACCGAAACTTCTTCACCTTCCAAGTAATCTAGACCTGTTACAGTGTCGTGAGTTTTATAAAGTCTAAAACCTTCAGCATTTAGAACTGGGAACTCTTCAGAAGGTTGAACTATAAGAGTATTTGTATTTGTAAAAGTTAAAACTGTAAGATCAATTTTATATTTTAATTTAGGATGAAAAAATCTGAATACAGATCCAGCAGCTCCATTATCAGCAGTATTTGCAAATAACGCAGAAGTCCCACAAGTTAATGTCAACTGTCCTTCCCATTCACCTGATACAACAGGGATTAAAATTAATTCTTCTCCTGTTAACAAATTATCATTTAATGCTTCAACTTTAACAGTTAATGAATCCATGAAAGCACCATATGCAATCATTTTATATTCAGGATTAGTTGATATCACAGAAGAAGGAGCATATCTAGGAACTGTACCTTCGATGTATCTCGTACCGTTTTTATTAATTACAAAGAATGATGTATCAGCTAGTCCAGTACCCTCAACTTGTTCAGTAGGATAAATAGCATCATGTCTTGTCCATGCTTTTAGTTGGTGTTCATTACTGTAAGTATACGTTGCAAATTTTCCATCTGAGAATGTAACAATAATTAAAGGCACAACACCGTCTTGGTAACACCATGATTTAATCGTCCTCTCTTTGAATAAATGGTTTGAAAATACTGACTGATCTAAAGCATCGTATTCTCCAGCTTCTTGTGAGTATGATAATTGACGTACACTACTTGTAGTTTTATCAACAAAGAATAATCCTCCAGCAATTACCAAAGGGGGAATATCTACGTCAATAACCCATTTACCTCTACGTGCAAGTACAGTGTTGTCAGGTGAAAGAATTCCTACGTTTGCATAAATTCCCATCTTAGTAAAAACTATAAGTCCATCATTATCGATCATCCTTAAAACGTCTGCTCTTCCTGAACTACCTGCTTTAAAGTTTAAAGCTGAGTTTGCACTATAAGGATTGTCTCTGTAAAAATTATTTTGATATGCAGGACGTGAAGCTACAATTGCTTCTGGATTTGAACCTGCAACAATACCACCAGTAGCTATAAAAGCAGCATTACCTAGAAGCAATCTTTGTTGGTACATTATACCTGTTAAAAATTGATTTGAGGGGAAAGATGGAATATTAGAAAGTCCATCTAAGGTAACTAGCGTTTGAAGACTATTGTAATAATCAGGATCTGCACCAATGTCTTTAAAGGTAGCTTTAATCAATCCACCATCTACGAAAACCTTTGCTGCTCTACCAAGGAATCCAAATGCAGATCCTTCTTTGGGTCTTTGATATATTCTTACTTCGTTAAATGAATCAATCTGTGTGGGATCATCTCCTACTGTAACAGTGAATTGATTTAATTCTCCAACATTGATCGGTTTTTTAAAAACTGGAGTAGCTGACATTATAGTTTCAATAGTTTCTTGTCCATCGTACATGACTGTCCATGCGTACTCAATATCGTAACCTGTCCCTCCAACTGATCCATCTTCGAAAGTATCTAAAACTGTAGTTGTAGGTATTTCAAAATATTCACCATTGTTTAAAACTGTCCAAGGAGATTGCAGAGGAATTACAGTTACAGCATAGTTAGATAAAGTTACTTTTCCACCAAAAATATAAACTCTGTCTTTGACTGTTTCAAAATGTAAATGTTCTAAGTCTTCAATTCCAAATAATGGAGCAGTATCTACTCCGATATCTGTTTCATATAAAAGATTGCCACCGAAATCATAAATTCTTACATAATTGTCTGCTTGAAAAAACCCCGGAATAAAATCGTCGTTAACGGTATCAGGATCATATCCTATTTCTAAAAGCAATCCTGCGTTTGGAGGACAGTACAATCTTATAGGTCCATCATCGAATCTAGCTTTTTTAAATTGAAATCTTGAAAAACGAGAAATCAATGTACCAGTTTTTCCAATCATTGTATTTCTTGCAGTATCAAGTGCATTTTGAAATCTCTCCAGTGTTACTCGATCATGTAGTATTGGATCAAGTTCACCTGAAGAAAAACTGTATTGTGGTTTTAATGACATTATTCAGTCCTTGCAGAAACCCATTCAGATCTTTGTTGTGCAGTTTCAAAGTTACGGTTTTCACGAGCGTCTAGTTCTCTTGCGCTATCTAAAGCAAGAAGATAATTTTGAAATATTTCTTGTCTTAAATTTTTTGCACCTTTTCCTGTAACCAGAGGAGCTGACAGGTATGCTAAAAGATAAGATACGGCCATACCTGCTGGAGAGCTTAAAGCATCCAAGGAAATATCAACAGGTACACACTCAATAACCGCTTGCTCTTGGTCAGTGTAGATGGCCTTTACACCATTATAGAGTTGAACTTTTTTATCGATAGCTGTGTAGATTGTATCTTGTCTAGCGCACGAACGAATTCTTCTCATAAATGCGCATCTTGTAGGATATTTGTAAGCATATCTATATTGATGTTCATTTTCGTCTAAAGTCGCTAGAAGTTCTAACGTGATTGATTCAGAGAGTGAATCGAGGTCCATCTCTTGTAAAGTCATCGTAAGAGCATCATCCCAAAATTGGTTTAATACTCTTACGATGTTTGTTTTGTTTGTTTCTGTATCTGACACCTGTTCGCTTAATAGCATTGCAGATATCGCATGATTGAAAGCTTTTACTTTTGAAAATGATGACATAAACTAATTCCCCTCTAAAAGACGAGGTTAATAGCGACTCATCTTTCTTCTTTGCATTTCTTTCTTTTCTCTTAAGAATTGAACTCTCTTTTTCTCATGGTCTGGATCTACCATTCTCATCCAGTCTCCAACAGCTTCAAAACTATCTATAGTGAATTGATCATCTGTTTTAAGACGGAATTGATTGTAGAAGCCCGGTCTTGTAGCAATAGCTTCGAAACCTTCTTTCGACTCTGGAATTTTAAGACTGTTATGAATCTTAGTTTCAGCAGTTGTATATTTAGGCTTCTTAAGTTCTGATTCTTCATCTTGTAAGAAGTGCTTATTAACCACAGGTTCTTGTGCTACTTCTTCAGTTTTTTCATTAAGGCCTACAGGACTTGAATCTGTGCCCGGAATCGCGCTCGCTGGCATATCCAAACTTGGAGTGCTAGCTTCTGCCGACACCCCAAGAGTAGGAGAGATCGAAGAAGGGGTACTACCAACTTCGTCACTTGATTTTTTAGGAGCTGGCATCATTGATGGCATTTGTTTAGTCACGACTACACCACCACGTTATTAACTTTAGGAAACGACTTGTACATTGGGATATCTTTTTGAAGACCAATGTAGATATCCATAGATGCAGTAGTTGTACCACCAGTAATAGTTACACGAGCACCAAGATACATCTTAGTCATTACACCTTGAGGAATTGGTACTTCGATTTCTTTACCTTTAATAAATTTTGCAGCGACAACAGATACACTGTTAAGAGCTTCAACGTTAGAAGTAAGAGCCGCATCGTCTGCTTGAATTACTTCAATTTGTACAGTTGATCCAGCACCTGCATTTACTGTAGGTCTTACAGAAAGTGCGATACGTTCCCCAATTGATAGATCTTGAGCTGCTGTTTGTTTTTTTCTTGAGTTAGTAGAAACAGTCGCAGCACCTGTAAAGGCCTGATTGACTGAAATTTGATCTTCAATATCTTCTCTCATAATCGTGATCTCCTGTAATGAGAAGGGGCTTTCGCCCCTATTAATTTTTTATTAAGCAACTACTCTAGCTTCAGAGTTAAGAAGTGCATCCATTAATCTCACTGGTGAGTTAAGGAACATTAAAACTCTTTGTCCTTGGTAGTTAGCGAAAGTCAGACCTGCACCTGCTGAAACTTTATTAAGAGCTTGCTTGTGAAGAGCAGCGAAAATCGTTCTGTTAACATACCAAACACCTTGACCATTCTCTTGTGAGTCGATCAGGTAGTCAGCAGAGATCATAAGATCGATCAAGTCTGCACCTGTACCAGCTACAAGCTCAGAAATATCAATGTTAGCAATACGAGCAGCTTGACGGTAATCTTTTACAACTAGACCGTGATCTGTATGGAATTCTTCTTCGTAACCCCAGATTGAGCCAGGATTTCCGTTGATATCTAGAGCGTTGATCTTAACTTGCTTTCCACCAGCAGAGTGATCGATTCTCTTAATACCGTAAGTAGATCCAGCTTCATAAACACCAAAAATTGATCTCTCTCCCCAGTGGATTTTGTAGATCGAAGTGTTGTCTGAACCTGTACCACCAGCATCGATAATTTGCTTAGACGTTTCTTCTGCTGTGTTAAGAGTAGAATAAATATCTGCAAGACCTGCTGTTTTTTGATTTGATTGAACTGGAGAACCGTAGATGATTAACGAAGCGTGCTCGTTAGAGTGTGCTTGTAAATGTCCTTGAGCTTGATTCCAACGGTTGTAGTTAATGTTTTGCTCACCACCACGTCTAGCAACAGCAGCGTCGATCTCTGATTTAGACTCGAAGTGAGTTGCAGAGAACGATCTTTCTTCTGTAGTTGTTTTAGAAGTTGGGATCGCTTGGTTAGCTTTTCTGTAATAAACTTCTGGAAGCGCAGAACGGATAGACTCTTTGTGAATTGTCCCTTCGTTCATTTGCATGTATGGAATGTCTCTCAACATGGCATTGTATTGAACAAGCACTTCAGCGACCTTTCCAATTTTTTTATTACCAGTGTCTTTAGAAACGTCCAGCATCGTTAAAATGTTTGCACCTTTTGCAGCCATATCTTAATCCTCCATAAAGTTTGTTACGCGTAGAAATCGTCCACATCATTTGATTTCTTTTTTCCAGCTTCTGAAGGGTCTCCATGCACCAAGGGTGTTTTAGGATACAGAGCTTTAGATAACTGAAAAAGATCTCTCATAAGATAAGGAGGCATCATACCTGCCTTCTCTGTCAACTGTTTTTTCATATTCGGTAAATTATTTTCTAATACCTTATTAATTTGCTTGATATTGTGGTCAAAATTCTTACCACCTATCTCTGGATCTTCTTTAATTTCCTTCTTCCAAGCAGCATTTCTAGTCTTGATGGCCTCTGCTTGTTGTTTAGCAAAAGCTTCAGATTCTTCCTGTACAAGCTTTCCATAACTCTTTAATTGATCAGGAGTTAAATTATTATCCTTGGCAAATTTTTGAATTTTTTCTTTATCTAAAGTTTCTGGAAGTTCTTTTACAGCTTCAGCAATAGCGTGAGCTGCTTTTTCTTCTTCAGTTGCTGTTGCAGGATCGAAAGGTTTTTCTTCCTTTTTTTCAGGTGGAGGAGTTTCTTCAACTTCACCATCGTCTTCATATCCTGTTAAAGTTTTTTTCTCACCATCATCAACAGGAGTTTCATCATCTACTGGTGGTGGATCATTTTTTGGAGCTGGTGTATTGTCATTGTCATAACCAAAATCACCATCGTCCACATTATTATTACTAGTAAGATCTAACAGATCTTCAACTGTGATCTCTTCATTCTCTGTCGTCGTAAAGTCCGTTGTCGATTCTGTATTGTTCGTATTTGTCTGCATATCTCTCCTTCTCCAATTCTGATAATAGTGTTGCTGCCTCGTCCGAGTTAGCTTCACACGCTAGTTTATAAATTTCTTTTCCTGCCCTTAAAAAACCTAATGATTCAAAAAATACATTTCCACTCAGTGAAGGATCGGGAAGAGTCATTACTTCAAATGCCTTAAAAAGATATTTGAAAAACGATCTTCCTTCCCTAGTTTTCATTAATGCTGATATTGCCAAGAGTGCGTCCCGGTGTTCGGTTTGCTCTTGTATCTCTTTTCGTGCCTCACGCTCAAGTGCCCTTTGTGTTGCGTCTTTCATATAATTAGTTAGCGTCTGACCACGTACCTAGGATTCCAACAACTACCCATTGCGAAGCTGAGACTGCTTGTAATGTAATAGTATTTCCTAGAGTAGCGTTTCTGATCATATCTCCAGCAGCATTGGTCTGAACTAAAATTTGATCAGCAGTATCAGGATTTACATCAAAGTTAGCAGCATTAAGTGTAACAAAAGTTAACTTACAACCTGGCACTGTTGAAGCTTCTGGAAGTTCCATTTGTACTGCTGCTGTATTGTAGAATGTTCTTCCACACTGAGCTGATGTAATTGCAGTTGCTGTTGCTGCTACAAGTGTAGAGTTAGCAGATGATGAAACAACATTTACAATTCCACCTTTAATCTTAGTACATGTCAAACCTGCTGCGCAGTTCATTCCTGAAAATACACCTAAAGATTTTCCAGCAGACTTAACTTCAAATCCTGCGTGAGCTGTTAATGAGAAAAAAGCGACTGCGAGTAATAATAACTTTTTCATAATTCCCTCCAAGGAATATTTATTGTTGAAGACTTGAAATATCTTTTGCAGCTCCAGCTACTGCTGGTAAAGTTTCCTGAAGCATTTGTGTACGCTGTTGTTGCATTTGAGCTTGCTCTCTCATTGCATCTACTTTGGCCTGAGGTCTATTTAATCCAGAAGGTAAGTACAGTCGATCTTCGTACATATCAGCATATTTATCAACATCAAATTTTTCAAGAATTCTTGGATCAATTTGACCAACATTCATAACCATAGCAGCGTAACGATCCATTGCGGGTAGATCTGCTGCTTTTTGAGCTTGGGCAAAAATTGAAACCAATTCTGGATTCAACGCTTGACCTTCTAGGCTTTCTGGAGGTGGTTTCAAATATGGATCTTCAAATAATACATAGTCCATAACCCATTCGAGTACAGGTACATTGTAAGTTCTATTTAGAGCTTGAAGTGCTGGACCTACTACGCGATTCTGTTCATCTACGATAGCAGCAGTTTCAGTAGCTGTTCTAGTCTTAGGATTTCTTGAAAGATACAATAAGAAGTCAGCGTAGTATGCTTTCTCCACCATGTTTCTTAAGTCTGCTACATCTCCAATAAGAGGAGCTATACCTCGACCATCAATATTATAAATAGATTCAAGTTTCATCTTAGCGTTCATTGATTTTGAATCAAGTGGAACGTAAGTATTAGCAGCTTGAGATATGTAAGATTTTTTTAAATTAGCTGGACCTTGTAGAGCAGGAGCTAACATTTTTTCTAATGCTTCATCTTTACCAATTGCTTTTTTATTTAAAGACTTGATAAGACCAAGGATATCAGAAGACGCTCCCTTTAAACCGTACTCAAAATCATCTGTAGATTTTCCAACGATAAAAGGTTTTCTCTTAGTACTTTTGTGTTCTAAGAATACGTCCATATCTTTATCAGAAGTGAAAGGTTCAAATGCGCTTCCATCCGCATAGTTCCCTGTACCACGTCCAGCAGCTCCGATCTCATAAGTTAGATCCACCCAAAAACGATTGTAAGGGCCATCTGGATTTCTGATATCATATTCAGGGTTAGGCATGATAACCTGAACTAAATCTACCATCTCGTCATACACAGATTGTTCATACATTCTTTTTACACGAGAAGAAATATTTGACCAATCAGGACTTCCATCTTTTTTCTTTTTAGCATATCTATCTACGATTGCTTTTACATTTAATGAAAATTCTCTGATGAAAACATTAGCTTCACCATAAGAATCGTTAAGTACAAAATATGAACCGGGGAGAAACGTGTGAACAAAAAACCCACCAGTCATCAATTCTTCCATATAGTGAGCACCTGTATTAACTATATGGTAGTCACCGTAGAAAATCCCAGCAGCATTATAAAAGTTACTTGTAGAAAGATAATTCATTACCCTTCCAGTATAGTGTTGAAGCCATGCTTTATCTTCGTCGTTACCACTTGTCTCAGTATTTTTAGAAGTGATACGCGCCCAAGGACGACTAGTAGAAGTGTTACCTTCAGAAAATCCAGCAACGCATGAACGATGCGCAAACAAATGTGTTGGGTCTACAATATGTTGATTTTGTCTTTCACCTGGCGTTTGACTTAAAATCCAACTTGCTCTTTCTGGAGAACACCATCTTAGTAAATCACACCATGTACCACGAACACGATCAAACTTGTTCTTGGCACGTTGACGTAAAATCTCACATTGTTGTTTTGATATTTTATTCATCATAGTCCTAAGAAGTCTGTAGTACCACCCAGAGGTGTTGCTGTTTTATTTGTTGTAGCTCTTCTAACTGTACTACTTCCAGCTTCCTGAGAAGCTTTAATTTGATTCTGTTGATTTTGTAATTGAGCGTTTTGTCTATTTTTCAAAGCGTCTTCTGTGCTTTTCTCAAATTGATCACGAGCAAGAGCATTAGCTTCTTCCGCTGCTGTTGCACCAGTTACTTCCTTCACACCTTTAACTACAGGTTTACCGGTAACTCCTGCCTTAGCTCCATCTTTTCCGTAACCGACAAGACCTGCTGTAGCAAGTTGCGTGTTGACGTTTATAAAGTCATCTAATACGTCTATACCTGTTCCACCACTCACTCATACCTCCAACCTGTACCAAACCTCTAACTCCTTAAATCCCCATCTCTTAATAGTTGCAGGTTTAATGTTAGTGTGCTTTGTCAACATAGTAATTATATGATTAGCTTCAGTTTTGCCAATGTCAATGAAATTCTGGAATAGCTTGAAAGCCGTTCTACCTGAGTCAGGTTTTACGTAGAATATTTGCTGCTGTAGAATCTTTACGTTTACATCTAAGGGACTTCTAGTTAACCAAGAGATATGGAAACCGCGTATCTCTCCATCTCTGCGTCCAACTAAAAATACGGCCTTTTCGGTCATTGCTGGAAAAGCAGCGTTCTCATAATTAAATACACCATCGAAAAGCTCGCTAAGATAGTCACCGTTGTCGATAATAAAAGTATGTAAATCACGATCGTATGTGTGAACTCTTTCAACAGTGTATAACATTTAATATTCTACCTCGTGTACAGGAAGAGTAAAAGCTTCTCCTCCAATTTTATGTTCATTAGATCCATCGTAGTCATCTTCATTGTGAGGAAGTTTCTCTTCAACAGGCCATGCGTATAAGAGTACAAACATATCGGCAATATCTGGAGACTTACCTACACGATCTTTAAGTTCTTTTTTAGACTCTACTAACTTTTGATTTGTAATTTTATGTCTTGTACCTTTTGCCCAACACAATTCTTTCTTGGCAGGTTCTATCCAAGCAGGATCTCTTGAATCTAGAATAGCTCCAGCAAGTAAAGCTTTCTGGAAAAAATAGTACATCATTGCACGAATGTTTTTATATTCAGAGTCTCTTGATTCTGCTGTATCACTAGGGTTAGCGTTAAAATGTACCAGAACCCAATGATGTTTCTCAGCATTCTGAGCAAGAGTATAAATTGCAGTACCTTCAGCTTGATCGATGTGAACTGCATCTGCTTTAAGTCTACGTTCCCAGTAACACAGTTTATTGTATGTAAGTTGATGAGTCTCTTTATCGATTTTAGAAAGTTTATATTTTTCTAAGATGCAATGGTAGTGTCCTTGCTTATAACCAATTACAGTCTCATCTCCACCTTGCCAGGCAGGGTCGCATGATAAAATAACTGGAAAATTTGAAACACTTGTAACATCAAACTCTAAACGTTTAGCAAAAGCTTGTTCTACACTTTCTAATTTTATAATTGAATCACGCGCTGACTTTCTTGGTAGTCCACGTACACGTACTCTAAAGTCATCGTCATCTTCATTTCCACCAGCATCGTTTAACCAATCTTGAATTTGTTTTGGATCGATATGTCCTAACGTTCGCGTGTCGATTCTTCTAGAGTGCCAAGATGGTGACTCCATGTTCTGCTCGAACTTAGACTCAGGATCATCGGAGTTTCCAAATGCAAGCCAGATCTTGATAGTAAACTTTTCGGTAAATGCACCCGAAGCGTATTGCCAAATATTTGCAGGAATACCGGGTGCTTCCTCAAATGTATAAGATACAGCAAACCCTTCGTTGTGGAGTCCTGAGATTGCTGTTGCATTTTGCTCAGACCACGTAACAGTATCAAGTCTCCATACGTTCGCCAATTCAGCTTTACGCGCTTTAATAGATGTTCCAAACTTTTCGAAGAAGTGTTCATTATATCTAGCATAGTGAAACCATTTATCATACTCCGGCCAGATGATTGTTTTAGTTTGTGGATCTGTGTTGGAAGTGATTCGTCCTTTAAGTCTTTGCGTGTACATCAACATTAAATTTGTCATTGCACCGAACGCTGTCTTTGCAGCACCGTTACCTGAAGAGATAATTAATCTGTATGCTTCATAACGAGTTGCTGGATTTTGTAAATGCTTTGAAAGCTTCGCCCATTCTTCCATTTGCCAAGCGTAAGGGAGTTTGAACTCTAACTCGTGTCCTGCTTGTCCGAATGGAAAGATGATGAAAACTAATTTACAAAAGTCGTAGCGATTAGCTGCGATTAAGGAACTGAATAATTTTATTTCATCTTGTAAGTGGTTACTCATTTTATCCTTAAAATGGTTTCGGCATTCCTTTAGGTTTTGTAACTACACCATTTTTCACAATGTTTCCATTAGCAAGAGGAATTACAACCATCGGTTTCTCATCTAACAAATGTCCCCACATGACTTCAACGTACTGTTCAATCTGATCGATCTCTCGTGAGTGATATGCGTGAGGTCTTCCAGTTGGATCGTCTATACTGATATTATAGAATCCGTGCTTACCTTGGTGTTGAAAGCAGTAAGAGATTTTGTTAATTGATAATAGTGCGAGGATTTGAAATAGTGGTCTCATTCTAACAATCCTTTCTCAACTAACATATCTCTAACTTTATCCCAGTCTACATAAGGCTTGCCAACATCTGGAGTTACTAGTGGACAACCAAGAGCTGCATCGTCGATATAAAAATTTCCGAATATCTTCTTACTCTCTGTCCAGTGCTTCTGAGACTTATTCTCATTCACACCGTACAAAGTAATTCCATTACATTCTAAAAAATCTACAGCGTCTGCAAGTCTATCACCTGCTCTCATTGTGTGAAGAATAATTTTGTGACCAGCACCTATTAATTCTTTTACAGTCTCAAGAGCACCATCAACTGGTTCACCCAGATCAGGATATTTGTACTCGACCATTGTGCCGTCGAAGTCTATGCAAATGTACTTTGATTTTATTTCGCTCATTTTAACTTCTTCCATCCAGCAGCTTTCGCATCACTGTACGACTCGAACGGTTCATAGTCTTCTTTACCTTTCTTAGAAACATAAGTAAGAATAAAACAGCGAACGTACTTTTTAGCACCTTTGAAAAGTGCCATACCGTAGTTACCTCTATACTCTTTACCTTTGTACTTTTTTAATTTCTTGTTAACCCATTTACTTGCTGGACGTGCCATCGATCCCTCCTACATGATATTATTTACTTTTGTTGTCGTGAGACTCTTGGTAAGCTCTCGCTAAATTTAAACTTGCTCTAGCTTCTGTTAAGTGACGAACAACTTGATGAGACTCATGAGATGATTTCTTATCATTAGCTTTTTGTTGTTCTTTGATTAATTTATCCACTTCTTCAATCTGACTTTTAATTTTTGTTTGCATCCGTTACTCCTTAAATTGTTTTATATCAAACCACTCTTTACATTTATCGCAGTAAACTAAAGTACCTTCCATCTTTACGTCCGTCAAATAATTTCCACAACCACTTCTTAATGTACGGTTATTCCATACCTTGTACGATCCATCTGGCATTATCTCTTTCCAAAACTTATGTTTTCTTGTACTAGCGTCCTCGTCAAATACCAAGGGATGCTCTGGTCTAACTCCATCATGTCTCATATCGCTCACTCCTAGCAGCTTGTAAACTATCAATCATGTAACATAAGTCAATGTCTGTTATCTCATCCTCGATCAACACTCCAAATGTACCATCTTCCAATTTCACACACATGATTGCGTGCTTGGCCTGTAACTTAACTTTTAATAATTCTAAAGTTGTATCAGTACTCCACGCTTCATATAAGTTACGTACGTCACCCATCACACTACCTCACCTTCTACATCTCTCAATTGTTTCGAAGCAGCTTCACCACGTCTCTCTGCACTTAACAATAACTCTGCCATGTTACTCGACACTGTATGCTCAACCACTGAAGTATTCTTAAACAAGTTCTTCTCTTTCCCTACAAGCTCGATAGCTTTCTGCTTATCATAAAATTCCATCTTTATAATCTCACCGACGATCATCTTTCTTTTAATACCGTTAATGTCTTCACAGATGTTGTACTTATTAAACACTTCAATCTTTTTAATGTTCCTACGCGCTTCAGGACTCATATCGTGTAAATTAGACTTGAATGTACCATCGGGATTTTGAATCTCTATCGGATCGAAGTCTACAGCTTCCTTCGCTTTCTCCATCAACTCACTAGCATCAAAGCCATATTTCATCACCGACTTATCAATTAATTTCTGTATACAATTATGAATGTCCTTACGATGACGATAACTATAACCGATACTCTTATGTACTCCAGCTTCATGAGATGCCTGAGCGATATCTTTACAACGAACGAATGAAGCAATAAATTTTAATACTGTCTCGTCTTCTCTATGCTTGGTTCTTAATGTACTTGTAAGTATAAAATCAGCTTCAGCATCTGTAAGCTTTCCTTCTTCGTCGGGAGTAAGAGAAGGTGTAACTGTATTGACAGGAGTTAGTTCTTTAACGGTTACGACTGTGCCTTTATTTTTATCCTCAAAAATTACATTATCTTTAGGAGGCGCGAATGTACCAAGAGACTCTTGCTGTATAGGTTTATTAGGATTAGGCGGTATTGGCATACCCATAAAAAATTACTCCAAAAAATTTACACATTTATAATATCAGACTTGATTATCCAGCTTTATAATAGAGCAGTCAACATACTTGCAAATGTACTGTAGTTACAAATAGTTGAACATTGTTCTACATCTTTTTAGATACGAAAAATTTACACAAGTTTTTGATTTGACCTTTATAACTATCCTACGCATTCTATATTTTTGTCCCACCCCCTCCATATCTATCATCTCTATAAATCACTCTGTAAATTCTACACACTCCACGCCCACGTACATACAACTACATACTGTAAAGCTGTAGCTATTTGCAAATGACTTGCATTTATTTGAAGCGTTTAAAGCCTATTAGAGCGTTTAAAACAATGTACCCTTAGTATTGGTATGGACTAAAAGAGTGCTGTATATGAGGCGATCTGTATAAGTGTATGTAATTATGTGTAGATATATGTACACGTAGAGATACGCGCGCCACTTTAATATGCAGCTATGTACAGTACGATAGAGATGTATAGATACTTAGAGTATGTATAGATATATAAAAGATGTAGAACTTGTAGAACTTGTAGCGATATAGATAGTATGTTGTGTATGTTTGGCCCGTTTAAACACCTTAAAGCTTAACATTGTTCATTAATACTTACAGATGTTCAAACTTGTAGAGATACTTACGTGTATGTTTAATATTTAGCGTATCTCTAAATATTGTACGTATCTCTATATCTCTGTACACATCTGCAAGCGCATCTTATAAAGATGTATAACTCTACTAACATTGCCAAGAGATAATCGAGTGTATAATTATTTTACACTATTTAACGATTTCTAATGATTACTTATAGTTATGTACGTTGACTTACAGTAATTTACAGAGTAACATTATGGAATACTCACACTTTGTGAGAGTTGTTCGACAGGCTTGCCCTGATCGGGCAATCTGCTCACAATCTCATAGTGTATAATAAACATAATGTGGCGCGCGGGTCGTCATGAACAATGTTCATATTTACAACACTTGTATAAAACTTCTACATCTCTAACTATGTATCTATCTATAAGTTCTACAACTAATCTTGGCATTTAGCGTGCAATGTATATCTATATAAAGATTACACATGATATTGAACATTGTTCAGATTAGTGTAATATAGAGATAACCAAACAACTTAGGAGTATTTATGAAAACTTTAATCTTAATCGCTACTTTAACAATGTCATTTACAGCTTCAGCATCTTATACGTTATCAGTTAGAGATATTAAGTTAGCAACTAAGAACATTAAGAGTTATTACAACGATGCATCTGTTAAATACGCAGGTAAGAAAACATTGATAGTAACTGTTAACGGTAACGAGTGTGTACTTAAGAATGTTACGTTTTTTAAAGACTATAAAGGTACTAAGATGATCGATGAGAAGACTTACAATAAAGTTGAGACTTGTTTAGAGTAATTAGTAATAACCTTGGAGATGTATATGCAAATAACAATAAGAATTAAAATAGTGTACGGTAAGGATACTTTATATCCAGAGTGTGAAAATGCTTTAAAGCTTGTCAAACTTACAGGTAAGAAAACATTTAGTCATGCCGATATAGCAGTTATTAAATCTCTTGGATATTCAATAAAGATAAAACAAGCAGGGTTAACGTACGATGAAATTTATGAAAAAGGTAAAATGTTTTTATAATGTATTTTTTATACGCTATCTTTGAACATTGTTCATAAATGTACTAGAATGAATTTAACAACGGTACGATAATGTACCAACTTATAGGAGATACTCAAATGAAACAATTAATTATCATCGCTCTTGTTATCGGTACAATTATCACTAAGGCAAGCGCAGCGGATTGTAGCATTGTACTTAAAGCAAAAAGCACAAGTGCTGTATCAGGTAAACTTGGAAATGTATCGTTCTCTAAAAAACATATTAAAGCTCTTAAGTCTACAGGTTGTAATGTATCTATAGAATTAATGAGCAGAGATGAATTAGTTGCCGATGCAACTAAAGCAATTGATAAACGTATCGCAAAGGCCGCTGCTGATAAACTTGAGGATGCAGCGGAGTAATCTCTATAAGTTGTTAGTGCCTTTGGTTAACTCCAAGGGCATTTTTATTTTAAAGCGAGGTTATATAATGTGGTTCTTATTATTGTTACAAGTCTATAGTAGTCCGGTTTTAACATTACAGTACCCGACTCCACCACCTGTAATTAAGTTGCACGGCGCTATCTTGGCAACGTTCAAAACAGAACGTGACTGTAATGTACAGCTTGCAAAATACATTGAGACTCGTAAAGATATAATTAAAAAACATGGAATGAATCCAACATGTATAACAATGTACGATAATGAAGCGATCGGTGAGATATCGGAGATTAAATAAATGAGCTGGGAACATATTGTAATCAAAGACTGGACAGGTAAGATATTATTTAAAGGCAATTACTTAGACAAAGAAGTTGATAGAGTTTTAAAAGCTAACAGATGTAGTAAATGTTTTGGCGATGGTACTGTTATTATAGGTAGAAGTTTTCAAGGTGGATCGATACCTGTTGATTGCAACGAATGTGGTGGATCAGGTTACCTTGGAGATTTTGAGGTTTTTTGGTTGAATGAAAAGCGTGGTGAGATTGATAATGTGTACGAATACATAAATTATTAGAGGATAAAAACAATGAAAACAAAGCTTACAAAAAAAGAGATAGAATTTTTAATTTTCTTAGAACTTACATTGATTCCTGACTTAAAAGTTGCACAACCTGAAACGGCCAAAGACTTGTGGAAGTGTACTCAAATAATTAGAAAACTATTAGAGGATAAAAAATAAATGAGCAGAGATTACAGTAATTATAATTCAAGTAATTCTTTCAAGTATAAACAAGGTAGAATTTTAACTGCTTATTTTGGCAGTATTGAAGTTGTGAAAATGCAAGTAGATGCATGGGCATATGTAATTGAAGTTAAATCAATTCACGCTGCAAAAATTCTTATAACTAAACACTCTAAAAAATATGGTGGTGGAAAATGAGTAACACAAGAAAATACACTAATGAATTACTAGACATGAATGATCAAGGTTTAATAAATAAAGACGATCTAATCAGAAATCTTTTAGGTTGGTTAAGTGAATCCGATGTAAAAGAATTTGGTGAGGCTAACGAATACTTCAATAACGACGAAGAAGAATAAACCTTTAACGGAATAGGCAGGGATTTTAAAATGAGTTTACAACTGGAAAAATTAAAAGATGCTATCAACGATAGAATATTTACGATTCCTATCTTGGAAGTTGTATCAGGTGAGGGTGAGACTACACGAATCAAGCTTGCAGAACAATATCGAGATAACGAGTTTTTGATCAAGCACAGTTTTGATGATCTTTTTATTTTAGATAGCAGAACTAAATTGTTTAGTGATAGATTTAAAAAGTTTGCACAAGAGATTGCAGATGATCAAGGTATTAAGATTAACATAATTTATTCACAATGTATAATTGAGGCGAGAACATGATAAAATTAAAAGCTTACGATTTTAAATGCGGTAAGTGTGAGTATGTAACTCTTGAAGAAGATCATTTGTTTGAAGTCTACATGGAAATTTATCATGAGCATAATAGTTACCATGTTAGATGTTTTAAAAGTGTAAAGAATTCAAGTGTTACAGATAGAATTACATGGGAAGTTTTTGACACTTTTAAACAGACGAAAGAATATTGTTACAAGGTAATTAATTTTCACAAATAGGAGAAAGCGGTATGACAATCATAGAAAGCTTAGTTGCAACGATGCTTATATTTTTAGTTGCCCCTTGGCGGTGTACATTCGTTATTTAGAATTATCATATCAATTATAAATGAGGTCAAACGATGAAATTAAAACATTTATTACTAGAATTAATTATGGCAGTAGAACGTAATCATAATTGTACGGATGATGAATTAAAAGAATCATTTGATGAAGTTGTGAAGTATTGGGAGATCATTAAGCCCATGATGAAACAATACAATGAGAAAGATCGCACTAGCATTACCAATGACGTTGTAGGACTTAGGAGATGTCTAAGATGTGAAAAGCTAGTCTCTAAAAATAAAGGTTGGATAGATAAAGACGGTTGGAAGTATTGTAAAAGGGGATGTAAAGGATGAATAAGATTTATATCACTGAAGACCAACTAGATTCTTTAATAGCTGGAGTAGGGTACTTACAAGAAACGCCTTTAAGTCCAGTGGCCATAGCTCATTTAACCTTAATGAAAGAAGTTCTTGAAAATGTTAAAACGCAAGGGAGTAAAAAATGAATAAGGCATATAGATTTTTTGACTTAAACAAGACAGCTCAAGCGCGTGCAATAATTCAATATATCGATGGATGGGAAGAAACTCATGATGAGGATGACATGACCTTTGATGAAGTAAATGAAATTCTTTGCGATAACAATTTAGAGGAAGGATATTGGTACACTCGCAGAGGTTGGGAAATTCCAGAAAATGAAGAACACTTATACAATTTTGAGGATAGTGATATAAATGAAGACATAGGAGTATTGATATGAAATATAAAATAGATCAAGCATTAGAGTTATTGGAAAAAGTTTTGGATGACGTTCAAACACCAAAGAATATCGAAGCTGCGTACGAACTTAAGAAAATTCTTAAAGACTTACAAGGAAGTAGAGGCGACGAAATTATTTTTAGTTTAAATGTAGCTGACTTTGACGGTATTGCAGGAAGGGAGTTAACAGAAGACGAGATTGATACTTGCATTAGTAAGTTTTCGATTGAGTCATGGCCGGAATATGTAGAGATATTTTTAAGCAGTAGAGGTATTGAATGAGTGTTGATAAAAAATATATAAGCTTTACAGCTTTATTACATGGAGATCCTGTACGTTTAACTGCCACTGTAGGAGATTTTGAAATTGTATCAAACGATAACACCGAAAGTTTTAACGTGGAACATTTTGCAAAACATTTAAAAGATATAGAATTCCAAGAGGTGTACGATGAATAAACCAATTAAACCAGAACAATTATTACAACCTTTAAATTCTACTCCAGCTACCAAAGAAGAAGAACTTATTGAAAAGCTTAAGCAATTTAAGAAGTATTTAGAAAACGCTCGTAACTCCTCAACTGTCGATGTTTTACGTGATGGTTTTGACGATCTTTTTAGCGAGTACATTTGACAGTAAATGAACAATGTTCTAAAGTACTTTAACGGAATAGGAGCGGAAAATGGAAACAAAAAGAAAGGAAAAAACCTTAAGTGCTACTGGTGGAGTAAGCTTAATTCAATATGAAAAGCTTTCAAACTTTTGTAAAATGTACAACACTTATATTAGTAGGCTTGTTGGAATTGCAATTCACAATGAACTTGAAAAAGATCAACCTTTTAAATTAGATTTAACTCTTCCAGATTTAAACAACTATGTACCTAATGCGTTTGCCGAGCAAGCTGGAAAAATTCTACATTATTTAAAAGACTCCGAGATAAATTTCTCTTTAGAAATGTTATATTTAGTGAGAGATGATATAGGAATTTTAGATAAAGAAGAATTTTTAGGAGGTCTAAAAACGTGTTTAGACGCTGGAATTTTAGAAACCTTTATATACAATCCAAGAATAAAAGAAGATCGTTACAAGCGTGAAGATGTTCATCCGTTAAAAAGAAACCGTCACGTAGTTAAAGACGAAAAGCATTTCAGATTGAAGCAAAATAGTCCAGCTATGAAAAAGAAAGCGATTAGAAAAAGCATGAAAGATGCTCGTGATATTGCAGCTTACGAGAGAGTTAAGAAGAAACTAAAACGTGAATTTGAAGGTAAAGTATGATCCTTATATTAATTGTTGTAGTTCTCTTGATTGTGTTACTTAATAAAAAACATAAAAGTGAGAAAGATATTTGTTGGATATGTTACACTTGTTATGCTGCTAATCCTTTAAGTGAAATTAAGTGTATTCATTGCGGAGACTTTAATGGTTGAACATTCAGTATCATTCTTGGAAGCTACAGAATCGTTATGGTTCTTAGTATTACTTGCGTGGTTTATATGGAAAGTAGTTGTAGTATTATTTACAGATGTTTTTAAAAGACCAAGGAGATGAGAGATGAGCAATCTACCGCCACCCACAAATTATAATTTTACTGTAAAGCTCAAACAAGAGCAGTTAATGATTAAAGAGCTGATAGAGTTCATGAAAATCAACGGCCTTTCACACAAAGAGTTTGCTGATATCCTTGGTGTTACAATACAAGCTGTAAATTTATGGCTGGATGGTAAGCGTGAGATCAGTAAAACGACGACAAGATTAGTAAGACTGTTTCAGAAATATCCATTGTTATTAAGGGAGTTTGGAAAATGTTAAAATTAAAATTTGAGTATGAGAAATTTCCACAATCTTCGTATTTTAGAAAAATATGGATTTTTAATAAATGGGGGTTCGGTTATCCATCACCCGTAAAAGGTATTAGAATTTTAGGTTTGAATATAGAGATTAGAAAATGAGCAGACCTTTCAACGACATAACAGGTAAAACATTTAACAAGCTTACAGCTATCGAACTAGTTGAAAGCAGGATGGTAGTTTACCCTAAGTCTGGTAAAAAGCAATGGCATTACTACTGGAACTGCAAATGTACTTGTGGCAACGAGCGTATTGTAAACTCCCTGTACTTGCGAAAGAATCAAGTCAAGTGTTGCAAGACTTGTGTACCTAAACCTAACAGAACAATATTTGAAGGAGTTCCTAGTGTCCAAGCTTAAAGGATGGAAAGAGCGTAAGATAGAGTGGCAAAATACTCCAGAAGGTAAACGCTTTAAAGAGTTAGCAGGTACAGAGCTTTTTGAAACTAAAGAGCTTGAAGATATTTGCGACCGATATCGTAGAGGTTATTATCAAGATAAAGATTTCTTGGCCATTATAAAATCAGAAATAAAACAATTGGAGTTATTACCATGAAAACCAAAACAGTCGTTACAACATTCGGAAAACATCCTATCTTAGAAATTCATGATGCAAATGAAGTAGGAATTAACGGTGGTGATAAAGCAAAAGCTCTAGTATCATTCGGTCTTAAAAAAGCTGAAGCAATTTTAGCGTCTATTGATGAGATTAAAAAGTTTGTTGAGGAGAATAAGAAATGAAAACTTTTACAGTAACTTTTAACGAAGAAGATATAAAAAATATTAACCAAGCTTATCATGATGCTATGGAAAATTTTAAAGTTATTGAATATAACAAATTAGCTGGACAAGTTTTAGGTAACAATGTCTATTTTAGAATGATTGTTGACGGACGTTACGGATCAAATGTAAGAGATGGTGATCCTATCACATTCAATACAATTCAGGAGATTTTAAAGTGAGTCAAACATGGGAGTGTATTGTTGATCCTAAAGATTTGCACGCTGCTGGTGACATTCTAGCTTTTCATCAAATTGAGTTAATGAAAGGGCCTGTAGAATACGATGTAAAATTTAAAGAATTCAAATGTAAAAAAGGCTGGAGACTCGAAGCAGTTAGTGAAGAGATTATACTAAATGAAAAGAATCATCGTTATAGATTTATAAAAGATATTGAAAAGGATGAAATAAAATGAGCATCACAGATAAATTCGGTAAACCTTATTTCACTAAAGACGTAGAGATGGAGCAAGCTTCATTTCCTACACTGTCAGGTAAAGAGATTCGATTTCCAAACATGCGTTGGGGTTGGGAAGTTACTGTAGATATTAAAGGTGAGAAACCGATGTATCTTGGTAACAGAGAAGGTGAAGATTTTGAAACACAAGATGAAGCTCACGAACACATGAAAGATTTCTCAGCAGATCTTTTAAATACTTTATGTAAGCAGCTAGGTCTTCCAGTTATTAGAAGTGATATCATTAAGGAAGTGTAATGATTCCACTTAAAGAACTTCCCACCATCTGGCTTATCGATATTGCTAAAGGTAACTGGTCACTCGTACCAACTATAAATCCTACAGCAATCACCAAGGAAATGAATGAGTGGTGTGAAGCTGCGAAAGCTAAAATGATAAAGGACTTAAGAGATGAACTTAAACGTAGAGGTAGCGAATGATACATTCACCAGAACTTAGAAAAGCTAAAAAAGAAATTGCAATAATTTTAAGAAAATATAACATTGCTGGAGCTGTACTACTTGCAGACGGAAAAGGCATGGGAGAATACGGCAACTACATTGATCTTCCAAACTGGTCGGCCGTTTCATTTGAAAATACATTTCTAAGGATTAAAACAACTGGAAAAGATATTGCGAGCAGAGAGGTTGCAGAAAAAACTGTAAATGCTTTAGTTATTATTAGAGATATGGCAATTCAGCAAGCGACTTTAAATCAGCAAATTTTAGATAAACTTGGAGAGCATTTTAAAATTATAGAAGATAAGAACCCTAAGAATAATCCTGAAGAAAATATTTTACAATGATTAAACTTCCCTTCCTTCCATATCAGTAATAACAAAACATTTATCTTTAACAGTTAGATCAGGATTCTCGATCATTTTAATTCTTTCGCCTTGATGCCCTTGGTACTGAAGGAAATCAGTTGCACGCTTTACACGTTCTTTAGAAATCTTCTCGTCCATGAAACTGAAATGTGTAGTGATAACAGAAATTGTAGGATAACGGCCACTCAAACGTTCTTCTTTAATGAACACAAAAATACGTTCGATATCTGTACCTTTCTCTTGAACCTCGCGCATCTTCTGCTCTACCAAGGTAACTCGCGAAAATAAATATCCCTCACGTACTATAAGAAAAGGTTTATTGTAAAGAGGGGAGCCATCGGAAAATTTGTTGACATTACAAAGAATCGCGGATTGATCGTCACCAAGCTCAAACCCTGTAAGTTCTCTATATTCATCTTCAAATACTGCTCGTAATACTCTTGAAACTCGGGCGTGAGATGGGAGTCCAGTACCTCCTCGTCCTGCAAATTGCGACATATCTTTACTCGTAGAGGAAGCTTTCCCCATGTGGTTAACCATTTCAGTACAGGCATTTGATCTCTCCGTTAGAGCTGACATAAATTTACTTACAGCTTTTGCCATGTCGTTAAGTGCTGCTTCAGATCCCCAAAATGAAGAGATCGGATCGAACACAATTAAACCTGGACGTATATCTTCGATTGCTTGTGTAACTTTTTTAAGAGCATCGTGATTCATAGAAATGAAACCATCTTTCGTCTTGGTAATGAGACACATATCTGTATCAAGTTTAACAACGATAGAGTCCATGACCTTTGCAACTTTTATAGGATCGTCTAAAATTCCCATTTGTTTCATGATAGCACCAAGAAGTGCTCCGATCTTTTCGCGTGTATCTTCACCTGTGATAAAAAGTGTACGTCTAGGAGCTACACATTCAAAGCCGAGGAAGTTTTCACCTAGAGCAAGACAAATAGCTTCGTTTAATTTAAGGGTAGTTTTACCAGTACCACCATCTGCTGTAGTGATATGGATATCTTCAGTAGACCAATCTTTGAATAGTTGCGGTTTACGTAACTTACTCATGTTACATAAATCATACTTAGTAAAAAATGCGGGTGTCCAGCGGTCATTAACTACAGGTTCTTCTAAAGGGACTAAAAGTTGAGGAGCTGTGTTACCGAACGGACTGGTAAAGGCGTTTTTACCGCCTCCAGAGAGTCCAGATTCAATTGTAGCTTTAGCTTCATAGTCAGGCTTGCCTCGATCTTTAGCAGCTTTAAAAAGGGCCGTATAAGCTTCCTCGTAACTGATAGATCCTGAAGGGATTAATTGACCAACGCGGTATGATTCTACATTGAGCACGTTGTTAGATTCACCTTCAGGAGCTTGACGGATATTTTCACATGCTGACTCTAAAATAGCATTTACGATAGAGCTTTCAATCTTTACAAGTTGTGTAGGATCAACAGTTTGTTTTTCTTGCTTTAGTGCTTGAGCTAACAGCCAATCTGGTGCAGTCGCCAAAGGAGTATTATCTAAACCGTAATAAATTACATATCCGTCTTCTCCACGTATATCTAAACCTTGATCGAATCCGACTCTGTTACCGTAAATTTTCCCATCTTCAGGATATTTGAAAAGATAATGTTTTCCACCTGACAAAGTATTTTGAGACATGGTTAAAGGAAGGTAATATTTTTTAATAGTCTCCATACCTCCAGACTTAACGTCCACATCTAAAGCTATAACTCTATTTACAGATCCGGTTGGCAAGCCCCAGAATTTAATTTTGTGTCCATAGTCTTGTTGCCACTTGGTAATTGTAGCTTGATCAAACGTAGAAATTTCTTTCCAGTTCTTTGCTTCAGCGATAGGAACTTTACGACCATCGTGAGTTAATGTAGCAGGAAATATTCTCCAATTTACCACGGTGTTACTCCATGATAATCGAGATACGCTAAGAAAAATCTTTTGTAAGCTGATTCTTTATCTTTACTTCTTCCAAGTTTTATATTTTTACCTTCTATTACAATTTGCGCTACCCAAAGTTTTTTTCTTTTGTCAAAAGTAATTCCATATCTTTCCTTAGATCTAATTACGTGTTGAAGATGATTAGAATTGTGTCGAGATGTAGAGTACTCAAGATTTTCTAAATTATTATTTTGCTTGTTTCCGTCTTTGTGATTGACTCCTAATTCAGATTCTTCCTGAAAAGCTAAGAGAACTAAACGATGCACTGACTGAGGGAATTTTTTACCGTCAATGCCGAATGTAACTTTACAATAACCTTTTTTGTCTAAGAAAATACTTAATATTTTTTCTCGAATAATACACACTCGTCCATTAGAATGGGTCGTAAATCTTAATAGACTTTTAACTCTACCTAAATTTGAAACTTGATATCGATTTTCGTATCCGGGAATGTCTTTCCATATTTCATTCATGAAGTCTCTCTTAGTTCAGTCTTGTTAAAAAATCACTCATCAAAGTAGAGACTGTATACTTGTCAGCAGGTTTATAACGTCTGCCTATTAATGAGTGAGGTACTATTATTTAAAAATATTTAAAAGGTTGTCAAGCTTATTGATGAAAGCTGCAAAGCCTCCGTTAGCTTTCACCCAGTTAATAAAATTCAACTGTGCAATTTCACGCTCGTCTAATTTTTTATCAGGACTCCAATCTTCCTTTTTAACTTCAACTGCTGTAAAGATCGCTACAGTTTTGCCGACCATATCTGGAGTAATTAATATCTTGGTAAATCCAATGAGATCTGAAGATTTAATTTGCGAGCTATGTTTTTTACCGATGTTACCAAGACCGAAGAAAACCATTCGACCTGTATCATCTTTAAAAGCTCCAGAGTTATTTCTAAGCAAGTGACAGTTGAATGTACGTGCATTGATTTGTACTTCTTGTTGTACAATGTGTTCATCTTTCATTTACATTTCTCTATTTGACGTTCAAACAATACATAGTCACATGTACCTTCTCCTGATCCGTCTTCGTATTCATAATCTACTGCAAAATAATTATTGTTATCTGCATCTTTCTTTTTTAAAATGTTAGTAACCTTTACTTCAGATATTTCACCTGTAAAGGGATCTGGAATTTTATAAATTTTTCCCAGTGTAATATTCATTTCTTCACCTTCTCCTTCATATCTTCTAAAAATATTTTAAATCGTGCTAAACTTAAACATATCACACAGAGAACTATTCCAACTAAGCAAGCTGCAATCATTGTCACCTTCCCATCTGCATAATGTTCTGTATTTCTTCTAACGTATTTTGCATCTGTTCTCTAGGTTCACCAAGAGCTTCAGTTACTGTCATTTCAAATTGCAGATAAAACTTTTTATTAATCTGTCTATCTGTATAACCATGTGCTCTCATTTTACCTGCCCACAATGCTATTTGATCGATAAGTTTCTTTTGAGTATGAATACGTTCTTGTTGATTCTTCATAGCTCGTAAACCAGCAGCAGCATTGACAGCAGCTCCTACTCTTTCGTAAATTTTAGCAGGATCTTCCAGTACTGATTTATCTAATAAAGATCTAATCGTTTCAGGATCAACTAAAAATAAATCACCATCAACTTCTTGAGGTAATACTTTTCCACCGCCTCCACCAGTACTTTGTGAGATAGCTTCGAAACCACAGTAAGGACATTCAGTCATTGCTCTATCGTAAGGAGCATTACACATGAAGCTTGAGCAGATACGAAGGAAATTAATTTTATGTCCACGCTTAGTAATTCGATCAAGCGTCCAACTTCTAATATCGCAAGGTAGACCGTGGTGCTGTACGTTCCCAACGTGATCGATGAGAATCATGAAGTCTTTACCTTTTGCCATTCGTAGTCCACGTCCAATCATCTGCAAGTATTTACCAAGAGACTTAGTAGGACGTGCCATAATTACACATTCAATTCCCGGTACATCTAAACCTTCATCGAAGAGATCTACGTTAATTAAAACTTGTATTTTCTTTTCTTGAAACTTAATAAGATAATCAAGACGCTCACTGTCAGGAGTTGTAGCATCTACAGCTTTTGCAGCAATACCTCTATCGGTAAATTGCTTCTCCATTTTCTTAGCGGTGTTAACATCTGTAGCAAAAAGAATCGCCTGTTTTCCCTTGGCAAACTTAAGATAATTTTCTACTACGTCACCGATGATATGAGACTTACTTGAAGCTTCAATCATGGCCTGTTTTGAGTAATCAGAGTTTTCAGATCCAGCGACTAAATGTTTATTGAAATCTGAAACTGGAATTGCAATTTTATATTTCGATAGATAACCGTTATCAATTAACCATCGTGTTGTTGGACCTAAGATCATTGTATCAAAGATACCGTCTGCGTGAGATCCTAGACCTTTTTTATCTAAGCGTTCAGGTGTGGCAGTAACACCGAGGCACTGAGCATTTGTATAAAGAGCACGAGCTTTGCCCCATTTGTTATCTTTAGTAACGTGAGCAGCTTCATCTATTATAAGTCTTCTAACATTTGATGTTCGAGATCTATGAAGGTCTTGTCTGGAAATTAAAGTATCAACGGATATAACAGTAATGATGGAGTTTGGATTATAAAATTGCTTTCCGTACATTCGTCTTTGAGCTTTTATAATTCCTGCGATATCTTTTCTAGAAGCTACAAGATTGTGAGGTACACCTTCTTCTGCAAGTACCAAGGATATCTGCTGCACAAGTTCCTTACGATGTACCATAATATCTGTCGATATTGATAAATCATCTGTAACTATTGAACAAAACGTTTTAGTCTTTCCAGCACCTGTAGGTTTTACAAGCAGTACATTCATGTACCCTGAGTTCCATGCTTGGTAAATTAACTGTTTAGGTTCAGCTTGATAGTTTCTTAAAATAATCATGTACCGATCTTCATTAAAAGTTTGACAGATGTAAAGCATTTATTTATTAATTAATGACTGTTTTAAAATTTTTAAGGAGATATCAAATGACTACAGTTCACTCTGTTACCTGCACAGGTAAGACACTTCCCGAATTAAAGAAAGCACTTCAAGCTGCACTAAGAGATTATGATTCTGTTGGAGGATCTGTGTCAGTTAGTGGACCTGCAAAAAGTTTTAAAGAAACTGCTGAAGAAGTATACGTAGATGAAACAGAAATTTCGAATGTACATCAAATGCACCAACCAAGAGAAGTCTCTGCTTCTCCAGCTCTAAATGCTCCTTACACAGCTCCGACTACACCTGCTCAACACGTAAATCTAAATGAAGTAGATAATAGAGGAGTACCTTGGATCTCTGGAATTCATAGTGATAAAAAAACTTTTATGGCAAACGGAAATTGGAAATCACGTAGAGGTACTACAGATGCACAAGTTGCTCAAGCTGAAGCTCAGTACTTAACTAAGTCTGCTCCGGTGACTGCCAGCTACACTCAACCAGTTCAGCACTCAGCACCAATTCAAAACCCTGTACAACAACATGTTGTAACTCCTCCAGTACAACAGAACACACACCAATTTAATCAAGCTCCAGTAATTCCTCCAATGGGAATGCCAACTGGACATACTGTACAATCGTTCACAGCAAACTTTACTTTAATTCTTTCTCAGTTAATTTCTGAAGGTAAAGTATCTGCTGAGTACATTGAGCAATGTAAAGCATATTTCCAAGCTCCACAAATTTGGCAGATTACAGATGCTCAAAAAGCAGAAATGTTTGAGACATTTGCAGCTAGCGGTATTGTACAAAAAGTAGGTTAATGATGTACGGTAAAAATTATTTTAATAAAATGCACGACAAGACTAAAGATATTGAGCTGGTAGTTTTTGTTGAAAGAAATAACTTTATAGTTCTTCAGACTACTGATGAATTTGAAGCTAAAAACAAAGACGAAAAATTAAAGTTTTTAGACGGTATTCAAAAATCTTTAGTAGCTTTAGAAGCTAAGGTTATGGTGGAATAATGTTACCTATTAAAATACGTTCATCTAAGCTTGCACGGTACATGGTCTGTGCAGGTTATATGCATCTAGATCTTGTAGAACCTGAAGCAGGTGAACCTGCTAGAGAAGGTACTGCCGCTGGTGAATGGCTACAAGGACTTTTAGAAAATAAAGCTCTTGGATTGACTGCAACTAACGGAGTGTACTTCGACAATGATATGAAGTTCTTCACACAACCAATTGCCGATAAGATCAAAGCGAAAGCTTATGATCAGGTTCTGTGTGAAACTCGTATCGATTGGCAAACAGCTTCAGGGATCTGGATACGTGGACAGTACGATGCTGCTTTCGAAGATCACAGAGGTTATTTGTGTATTGACGATTTGAAGTACGGTTGGGGAATTATCGAAGTTAAAAACAACTGGCAGCTAATAAGTTATGCTATCGGTGAAGTAATTAGACGTGGGAAATATTACTCTCATATCGCTTTAACAATTCACCAACCACGTCCACACCATGAAGATGGTGAAAGTCGTGAATGGATCATTACATACGAAGAGCTTTTAGGATTTAAACAACAAATTGAAGATCGTATGACAGCTCTTGCGAATGGTTTAAAAAACTTTCAAACTGGTCCTAGCTGTAAATACTGTGCTGGAGCTGCTGAAGCTTGTACGGCCTTTAGTCGTCTTTACTACAGAGCACTTGAAATATCGACTGAATTTCACCAAGACAGTTTAACTGAAGTTGAGATAGCTGCACAGCTTGATCAAATTAAACGTGCTGAAGAAGTAATTAAGATAAAGTTAGATTCCTTGGTAGAGCTAAGTACTTCTAGAATTAAAGCTGGAAAAATAATTCCCGGTTATATCCAAGAGAACAAAGTTAGTCAGAGAACGTGGAAGCACGGTGTAACTCCAGAAGCAATTAAAACAATGACTGGAGTTGATGTAATGGAAAAACAAGTTATGAGTCCTGCAAAAGCTGAGAAACTTATTTCGAAGGACTTTGTAAAAACTTTAACTGAAACAAGATTTGCAGGTGTGAGACTTGTAAAGAAGAACGGAAGTGACGTAGGTAACAAAATATTTGGCACACAAGATCCAACAGGAGGATTTAATTTATGAGAAACAAAAGAGTAGATGTAGAAGAAGTTGAAAATGGGTACACTATTAGATGCTTCAACTGTGAAGAGAAAGATGAAAAAGGACATGACGGTTTTTACGAAGAACCAGTAGTTCACGTAGCTACTAAGCTGGATGAAGTTTTAGAAATCATTAAGAAAAATTTAAAATAAGGAAATTACAAATGAGTCAACAATCAAACGGTACGCCTATCATGGTACAGGGAAGAATTATCTGGGGAATCGGACAAGATCTTTTCGCTGGTAAAATGAAAACAGATGAACATACAAAGCAACTTATTATCGATCCTAAAACTGGACAAGGTATTTTAGAGTATGGTTTCGGTTTAGCAGTTCCTAAATACAAACAAGGTACTACTGAATTCTCTCCACAGTGGATCGCTCTTTATCAAGCTCTAATGTCAGAAGCTATGACAATTTATCCAAACGGACAACCTCCTCAAGACTTCGCATGGAAATATAAAGATGCAGACGTTATAAGAGATAAAAACGGAAAACTTTACAGTGAACGTGAAGGACAAGCAGGACATATCGTTTTGTCATGTACTACTCAAATTCCTATGAAATGGTTCAAATGGGACGGACAACAAAACGTTGTAGTTAGTACTGGTTTTAAAGTTGGTGACTACGTTAACGTTCAGTTAAATATTAAAGCTCACCCTCCAGTTGGTAGAGGTAAGCCAGGTCTTTATTTAAACCCTTCTGCTGTACAGTTTATTACAGAAGGTAAGCCAATTTTCAATGCTCCTTCAGGTGATCAAATGTTCGGTATGAATGCTCCACAATACCAAGGACAAGTTGATGCTCCAGTTATGGGAGCTATGCCTAATCTTGGTAATGCACAACCACCGATGCAACAGCAAGGTATGATGCCGATGAACAATCCGCAAATGCAACCTCCAGCTCAACCACAATACCCACAACAGCCTCCAATGCAACAAAACTATCAACAGCAGTATGATCCTAACTACAATGTGATTCCACAGCAGCACCAGCCACAACAAGGTCAAATGCAGGGAAACGGACAAGGGCAATATGGACAGATGAATACTGCGATGCCGGGCATTCAAAATCCAAACGTTCAGAATGGATCGGTCCAAAATTCTACCCCGACAGGTATGAATGGCATGACTGTACCTCAGAATGCATACCCTTCTAATCCTCCGCAAATGCCTAATCAGAATTTCCAACAAGGCCCTCCACAACAGCAGGGACAAATGGGAATGCCAATGATGCCGCCTAGATAGTTTAACGCCCTCGTAGGCAAACTTCCAGTCAGAGACCATCTATTAACTTAGAATGTGAATATCAACTCTGACTGGATTTTTAAAAGGTTTTATGGATAGAAAATATTACATTTACGATTTAGAAACGATGCCTAACTGTTTTTTATTCGGAGGAAAATTTGCAGGTGGATCAGAAGTTCAAATGTACGAAATTTCCGAACGTAGAAATGATCGTGAAGGTTTATTCGCGTGGCTTAGTTATTTAAAAAGTATAATGAATTTAGAAATGGTAGGATTCAACAACATCGGTTTCGACTATCCTATCATTCATGAATTCATGACCAATCCGTATACCTTCACGTATGAGAAAGCTTCTCAGATTGCCACGCAAATTATTCAAGCTCAACGTGGAAACAGATTAAATTCTGTAGCTGCTCATAATAGATTAATTCCGCAAATTGATATGATGAAAATCTGTCACTTTGATAACGATGCAAGACGTACATCTCTTAAAGCTTTACAGTTTGCAATGAGATCTGATTCTTTAGAAGACTTACCATTTGGTATTAGAGAACTAGAACCCCAAGAGATGGATGTTCTTCGTTCTTACTGCGCTCATGACATTACAGAGACTGAGAAATTCTTTAAGTTACACGAGCACGCTGTAGACATGAGAAGAGAGTATTTAGAAGAAGGACTTCTTACAGGTGACGTTTTAAATTTCTCAGACGTTAAGATCGGTACAGAATATTTGATCAAGCGTATTGGAAAAAATAACTGTTATGCAGGTGGAAAACCTAAACAGACTTTTAGAAGTATTGTTGAATTTAATAAAATAATTTTACCTAAAATTGAATTTAGAACTGAGCTTTACAAGTCAGTACATTCTTGGTTCGCACAGCAAGTTATATATATCGACAAAACTGAACGTCCTTCTTTAGATATAAAACTAGGTGGACTTGACTTTCATTTCGGAGTTGGAGGAGTACATGCATCAGCAGAAAATAAAGTATTTCATAGTGACGATGATTATCAAATTATTGATATTGACGTTGCTGGTATGTATGTCGCGGTTGCAATAGCGAATGGTTTTGAACCAGAACATTTAAAAGGTCATTTTCGTCCAGCGTATAAAGAAGTTAAAGATAACCGTTCTCAATATGCCAAGGGTAGTAGTCGAAATGCAGCTATGAAACTTGCAGGTAACGGAGCTTACGGTAACTCTAACAATCCGTGGTCTCCATTTTACGATCCTCAATATACTTTCTCAGTTACAGTAAATGGACAGCTTCAGCTTTTACAACTTGTAGAGTTGATCGATCTGCTTCCAGACTGTGAACTTATTCAAGCTAACACAGACGGTATCACTGTACGCATTTTAAAAAAGAATGAAGTTTTCTTTAAAATGTGGTGCAAGATCTGGGAGAAAATGACAGGTCTAGAACTTGAGCATGTACAATACAAGCGCATGTGGATTAGAGATGTTAACAACTACATTTCAGAAAAGATGAACGGTGAATTAAAACGTAAAGGTGCTTATTGGTATCCTATCACTACAAAAGATTATGAAGGATGGTACAATAAAGATTTCTCTAATCATGCTTCTAAAATTGCAGCAGAGTTAGCAATGACTCATTCTTTTCCAGTTGAAGCATCTATAAGATTAGTAACAGATCCTTTTGATTTTATGCTTAGATATAAATGTCCTGGAGGATCTACATTGTGGATCGGTGACGTAAAACAATTAAAGACTGTACGATATTACGTTTCTAAAACAGGTCAACAGATGAAAAAGATTTCACCACCTAAAGGTGAACTTGGACAATATTGTAGAAAAAATAGTTTGAAAGATTCGTACTTCGATAACATAATGAAAGAGATTGGTAAAAACGTATGGGATGCTAGAGTCCATACTAAAAATAAAAGTACATATGAAATCCGTACTACTAATATTGAAAACGGATGGAAAGTTAAAGAATGTAACGTTGCCAAGAACTTCGATTGGAATGACGTTGACTGGAATTACTACATCGAAGAAGCTAAGAAAAATATTATAGGGAGTAAGTAATGTTCAGCATGAGAGAAAATAGCGTAATTGAAAGACTAGGTGATGAAAAACTTACCATTAAAGATATATCGTACAGTTTATTTGGAGCAGATGCAGACACTCCATTAAATGCTGAAAATCTTGTAAGTAACAATATCAATCGAATTAATAAGAAATGTAAGTTCTATAATCTTCCTTGGTTGTTAAAGAAAGAAAAGGTAGGTAAGAAGATGTACATTCACAAGATACAGGTCAAAGTTGCACATGAATAAAAAGTGTGAAAGCATTATTGAAAAGGAGGATTTTATGAAGAAATTACCTACAGATCAAGAGATGCTAGAAGCTTTAAAAAGTACCAGTACTGACTCTATTAGCCCTTCGTGGGTAGCTAGAAAATTCAGCTTAGGGTACAATGACTCGCAGGAAGTTTTCGGTAAGATGCAAGGTTTAGATTACATAAATGCAAACGGACTGATTAAAGTTGATCAGTATCCGAAAGATGCAGAATTTTAATAGGAGATCGTTATGGCCAAGAAAGTCGCAAAAAAGAAAGTTTCTAAGAAAGCACCAGTGAAGAAAGCAAAGTCTAAAGCTGCTGCATCTACAGCAAAGAAGAAGAAAGTTACAAAGGCTTCAATGCCACAACCGGAAGCACCGTCAATTTTTAATCCAACTCTATAGGAATAAAAAAAGCCCCGTGAGGGGCTTTTCGTTTACTTAATTTGATCACACAAATCTTTACCAACTTCCATTAGTATAGATGCTCCAAGTTTTCTAGAACATACATACTTAGTAGGAATTTTTGCAATTAGTGCAGGTACAACATTGTTGTTTACAAAATTACAAGCAGCAGGAAGAACTTCAGAAGTTAAAGATTTATCGGCCATAGCTGCTACTTTTTGTTCAGCTTTTAAGAACTTCAACATTTCAGCTTCTACGTTTAGACCAATTTCTTCAGCTTCAGATTCACAACTAAACCCATCTACTACGATAAGATCTTCAGAAGCAAATTTGCTTTTAAGTTCTTTAGTTACAAATTCTTTAGCAGTTTTAGACACATCAACTTTTGCATCGTTGAATTTATCCTTGGTAGATGCACAAGACACCAGAGATAATAACATTGCAGACACAATTAGCATTTTCATTTAATCCTCCCAGATTATTTTTTATTAGAGATCGTCATATTATTAATACCGAATTTTACCATACAGTCAATGTCTCCCCATAAACATACTAGAGTTAATCGTCTGCACTCTTTCTTATCATTACCAAAGATAGTGCTTTTTGTACGACACTCTTCAGACTGATAGCACATTCCTTTGTTGTGAAGTTCAGGGCCATCTAACTCTTCTTTACAGAAACGCCACTCTCTACGACTCGATTGAACATCTTCCATTTGCCATACACTCCAATCTGCTGAGATTGAAGAACATGAGTAGAGACATAACAAAATTAATAAGTATTTCATGCTGCTACCGCCTTTGCTTGAGTGATGTTTTGTTCAAGCTCTTTAGTGTATGCAATTAAATAGTTATCTAGATCCTGTTGAGCTTTCGCTACAGCAGCGTCTGAGTACATTGGATAACGAGCGTTCTTCGCATTCTGTAGAACGTTTAAAAGATCGTAAAGATCTCCCTCGAACTTACGTCTACGTTCATCTGTAAAGATTGTAGCACCTGCTAAAATTAGTTTTAAAATTACTTCAGTCATGACTATTTTCCTAGTTGTGATTTATCTTCTTTAACCACAAGAGCTTGCTTAGTTGTAAGTCTTAAGATACCGAAAATACCACCCAGAATTGCAGCATATTGTTCAGGATTTTCCGACATAAAATGTTGAACGTCTGGAAGAAATCCAGTAACTATAGCAAGTACAGCAGTCCATAATGTTTTTGATTTAAGAAAAGATTTGTCAAATTTCATAAGATCCTCCAGTTGATTAGGTTTAATTATCACCTATGAATCGACTGGAGGCAAGTTTAAGGTTTATTTGTTGGGAGGGTTCTAGCTAAATCTTGAGCTTCTTTATTGTGACCAAGTACTTGCAATTTGTACATTTCCATAAATGTAAGAAAGCTTGCTTTAAATTCTTTATTTTCTAACTCTACTATTGTAAGTCGTGAGTCTAGTTTAGGGTAATTGGTTACAGCAGCGTTAACTCCGTTAAACCATCCCATTGTATAGGCAAAAACACCCCATAGAAATACAATAACAGGTATTATAGTTTTAATATTTGTACCGATCCACTTAGGGTTTGTAATCATTCTTACGTACATCTTCATCTCCTCTAACTCCTAGTTTGCAATTAAAGGGCCGCACAAGCTGAAGGGTTTTGATCAATTATCTTTTCCACTTCTGTTAATAAAGCTACGACTTCAGGACGAAATTCAACTTCTTTTCTATTGATCGGACCGTAATGTTTTCTAAGTGTACGTAGAGTGATAGCTGCATATTCTGCTGCGAAAGCTGGACATTGCCTTGCCATCTCTTGAAAAGTTCTACCCGGCCCAGATCCGTAAATAGTACTAGATGATTGTGAACAAGTTATACCTTCTTTAAATACTTCTAAATAACACTCTTGGTGATACTCAGTAAGCATGTCTTTTAAAGATTGGTGAGCAGATGAAGAGTTGAAAGAAGTTTGAAACATTCCAGCTTCAGCAGTTGTTGCAGTAACATTATTTGCTGAAAGATCTCTACCTTCGCAATATTTTCCTGAACTCTCGCGCATCCCTAGACCAATTAAAAAAGCGTAAGTATTTTTATTTGATGGAACGATATTGTAGTATTTTAACGCATCCTTATCTTCACTACCAAGAATCATGTCTCCTGCGACCTTGTGAGGAGCACAGTAAGCTCTAGCGTAGACAAGAGACATTCCCTTCAGATAACTTACAGGAGCTTTTCCACGGCCTTTAAAAGAGTACTGAGCAGCTCCTGAAGTGGAAGCAGCAAGCATGATCTGAGCTTTAACAGCATTGACAGGTAATTGAGCACCGGGTTCTAGTACTATAGGAGCATCTGGAATAGGTTGTGGTTTTTCTTTGTGGGCACAAGCAGCAATAAAAAGTGTAACGATAACTGAAATAAGTAACTTCATAAGTCTCTCCATAACTAGGGTTTGAAGAAAATTGTGCCAGTTGCTTTATAACTTGTAAATGCTACAGATTGAAAATGTACCCATGAACCTTGATCTTCTTCGATCCATAATCCAATTTCTCTCAAAAGTTCTTCGTTCTTTTTACACCACTCATAGAGCTTTCCATCTGGATCGGAAATATCAACTGCTTGGCAAAATAAATGTCTTGAACCCCACGGTACGTGTTTTCCAGCAGCGATTCGTTTTCTATAAATTCTTTTATGTTCTGCTACAGTTCTGTATCCAGATGTAACAATCATTGGTTGTGACCAAGCATCTCTAACTTTATTTATCTTTACCAAGAGATCTAAAAGATTTATCTCGTACTCAGGAGGACATTCAAAACCTTTTAGAATTTCTCTACGGTAAATCATCTACGGCCCTACCCATTGTATTGAGAAATAATTTTATTAATACACACCATTGCAAAAAAGTTTTCCATATGAATCAAATGCTATTGAAAAGTTATCAGTTTGAAAAGTTAATGAAGAGCAGTTCAAGCATGAGTTTGTTGGAAATTGTAACTCAAGACCGTTACCAGTGTTACCGACACAATTAAGTTCGCTATAAGTT